GCAAGCCCTAGCAAAATCACCATAGTTATCCACAGCCTTATCCACAGCCCGCGCAAGGCCAGCCAGAAAAAAAGCCAGACCCTAGGTGATTAAACCCAGCGTGGCGCGGTGTATGTACCCTCACAAAGTTTTTTTCCTAAAGTGAACCTTGATCACCACTGTCCTAGTTTGTCCGTATTTAACTGTGAGGTTTGTCACAAATAAAAGATTTTTTAACAGAAAGCGGGAAATGGGTATTTTTTCCCGCCTAATACAGTATAGGAGCAGTAAGCGGGGTGTGATGAGCTTACTGCGGGCTACGCTGACGCTACGCCCGTCTAAGGGCTGTAGCGGATTTACCCCTCACTTCGCTTGAGGCTCGCTCGGGCGCTCAAGCCCGAAGCGAGGCGCAAGGCGCCTCATTTAGTTGGGTGGGGTCTACCATAAATCTAGGAGCCTGCCATTTCTAATAACACTGCTGATATAGCCAAGAGGGTAATCCTTAACGCTGTAGCAGAGGGTATGACTATAGAACAGGCTTGCGGTGAAGCTGGTAAGTCTATGAAGACTTATGAATACTACCGCAGATCCGATAAGGTCTTTGCCGATAAGGTTGATAGAACCCGTCTAGGGTTAAGGTCAAAGAACTTTGCAGCTACCGATGTCCACGACCTCGGCTTCGCCGAGTTCCGCCAGAAGTTCCTCCATCAGACTACCTTTCCCCATCAGCAGAACCTAGCAGATGTGATAGAGGGTAGGGACCCTTCTTGGCACCATCCCGCTATGAAGTACGAAAAGGGTATTGCAGATAATCGTATCCTTATCAACATCCCACCAAACCACGCCAAGTCAATTACGATTACCGTAGATTATGTAACTTGGAAGATAGTCCAGAATCCTAACTTTAGAGTCCTGATAGTATCTCAGACTCAGCAGCTTGCAGCAGACTTCCTATATGCCATCAAGCAAAGACTTACCCATCCGATGTATGAGACCCTACAGCAGGCTTACGCCGCTGGAGTCGGCTTTAACTCTAAATCTGCTACCTGGACTACAACTAGAGTCACCTTCGGTGATGAACTAAGAGAATCATCTGAGAAGGACCCAAACCTAGAAGCTGTAGGTATTGGCGGTCAGATTTACGGTAAGCGTGCCGATATGATTATTGTTGATGACGCTGTTACCTTGAAGAATGCAAATGAATTTGAAAAGCAGATTAGATGGCTTACCCAAGATGTCAGATCCCGTCTTAACCCTACTGGTAAGTTAATTGTTATCGGAACCCGCGTTGCCTCTGTAGACTTATACAAAGAACTACGCTCTCCTGATAGATACCCTGGTGGTCTGGTCCCTTGGACATATCTGGCTATGCCAGCTTTACTTGAAACCAATGAGGACCCCACCAAGTGGGTAACGCTCTGGCCTTACTCAGACCAACCCTTTGATGGGCAGAAAGACTCTGATAAGACAGAAGATAATCTATATCCTAGATGGAACGGTAAGCATCTCTATGCAGAACGTCAAGCTATGGATGCTCAGACTTGGGCTTTAGTTTATCAGCAGCAAGATGTTTCAGATGATGCCACCTTTGACCCTGTTTGTGTAAAGGGCTCTATTGATGGAATGAGAAGGTCAGGTAGGCTCCAGATGGGAGCCCCAGGCCATCCTAAAGATTTAACTGGTTTTTCTTTTGTATGTGGGTTAGACCCTGCAATGGTTGGTGATACCGCCGCTATCTGCTACGGCGTAGATCGTATCACTCATAAGCGCTACATCGTAGATGCTATCAAGATTACTAGACCAACCCCTGCTCAGATTAGACAGTTGATTATTGATTGGACCAACGTCTATGCTCCCGCTGAATGGGTTGTAGAGCGTAACGCTTTCCAGTCCTTCCTAACTCAGGATGAAGGTATCCGTCAGTTCCTTGCATCTAAGGGAACAGTATTACGAGAACATCATACTGGTAATAACAAATGGGATGCAGGCTTTGGTGTAGCTTCTATGTCTACCCTATTTGGAACTAAGCAGCAAGATGGTAAGCACCACAGAGATAACATTATTCATCTCCCATCAGATCAAACCGAGAATGTAAAGGCTTTAATAGAGCAGCTTATTACCTGGTCACCTACCACTAAGGGTAAGACCGATATGGTGATGGCTTTATGGTTCTGTGAGATTAAAGCCAGAGAATGGCTTAATAACGGAATACATACCACCCATCATATGAAGAATCCATTTTTGTCTCGCTATGAACGAGGCAAGCGTCTGGTAGTAAACATAGACGAACTACTAGCCGAACAACAACGTCAATTCATCTAGGGAGACATAATGCCAAACAAGAAGCCAACACTTGATGATTACTTATCTAAGAAGAAGAAAGTCCCCTCTAAGAATAAAAGATACCCAGGCGACAGCGATGTAAAGATTGGTCCAAGCAAGGGCAAGCCTATTATTAAATTAAAAACAAAAAAGAAGTAAGGACAAATGCTTACAACCAAAGAGGTTATTGCTAAGGTAGCACGGCTACAGACTAAGTACTCAGCGCGTGATCAACGTATGCGCGATGTGCTATCCGTGCGTCAAGGAGATATTGCTAAGGTCTATCCTGCTATGTTCTCTGAGGAATACCCAAAGCCTCTGGTTGCCAACTTCATAGATGTAGCTGCTCGTGACCTCGCAGAGGTTATGGCACCACTACCATCCTTTAACTGCGCTGCTACTAATATGGTTTCAGATAGCGCTCGTAAGGCTGCTGATACTAGAACTCGTATAGCCAACTACTTTGTATCAGGCTCTGAACTCCAAATTCAGATGTATCAAGGTGCTGACTGGTTTAATACTTATGGAATGCTACCAGCAATGGTAGAGATGGATTACGAGACTAATAATCCACGCATCCGTCTGCTAAATCCTTTCGGAGTATATCCAGAGATGGACCGCTTTGGTCGCTGTATCTCAATTACTCAAGTAGTAAATACTGATGCAGAATCTCTAGCAATGCAGTATCCAGAGTTCTATAACCAAATCATTACAAATAGAAGCTATGCAAGTAGCTCTCCTTACATCACAATGATTCGCTATCACGATAAGGACCAAGATTTAATCTATGTTCCAGATCGTAACAACTTAATTTTATCTAACTTACCTAATGCCATTGGTAAATGCTTAGCCCGTGTTGCTGTCCGTTCCTCCCTAGACGGAGAAGCACGCGGTCAGTTTGATGATGTTCTAGCAGTGCAACTTGCTAGAGCTCGCTTTGCAGTATTGCAGATTCAAGCAGCAGAGAAATCTATCCAAGCACCTATTGCTATTCCGCAAGATGTGCAAGAACTAGCACTTGGTCCTGACGCTATTATGCGTTCTGCTAATCCGCAAGGCATCCGCCGTGTCCCATTAGAACTTCCACCAGGAGTCTTTACAGAATCTGGCGTTCTAGAGCGAGAACTACGTCTAGGTTCTCGTTATCCAGAAGTTCGTAGCGGTAACGTTGATGCTTCAATCATTACAGGTCGCGGAGTTCAAGCGCTACAAGCTGGCTTTGATACTCAAGTTCGTGCAGCACAAGCACAGTTTGCAAGACTATTTACCGAACTTGTATCTCTCTGCTTTGAGGTAGATGAGAAAATTTTTGGTTCTATGACCAAGGAAATCAAGGGAGTAGATGATGGTACTCCGTTTAATATGAAGTATGTGCCAAGTCGTCAGATTGCTGGCGAGTATGGCGTAGATGTTCGTTACGGCATTATGTCTGGTATGAATCCAAACAATGCCATTATTGCTTTACTACAGATGCGAAGCGACAAACTCGTATCAAGAGATTATGTACGCAGAGAAATTCCTATGGAGTTAAATGTCACTCAAGAAGAGCAGCGTGTGGATATTGAAGAGATGCGTGATTCTTTGCGCGTTGCTGTTGCTCAGTATGCTCAGACCATTCCAGCACTTGCTGCCCAAGGTCAAGATCCTTCTCAGATTGTTTCAAGAATCGCCGAGGTTATCAAGGGTCGCCAAAAAGGTAAACAACTTGAGACGATAGTTGAAGAAGTATTTGCCCCAGAACCAGCACCAGAAGTGCCAATGGGCGCAGAAGTTCCAGCAGCAGGTATGGCCCCCGTTCCTGCCTCGCAGCCAACTCCAGAACAAATGGGTGCGGCCCCTGCTGCTGGCTCTCGTCCAGATATAGCGTCATTACTCGCATCTATTGCAGGGTAAGGGAGGTGTGAAATGAAAAAAGGTGGTCGTGCAAAAGCATCAATGGCTAAGCCAACTGAAGGCAAGAAGGATATGAAGAAGCCTAAAGGCGGAATGGTTAAATTCGGATATGCTGGCAAAGCTCGTAAAGGCAAGAAGGCTTAGTGTTATTCGTTGAGAGGATAGAGCGTGGAAGATAACAAAGATTATGTACCACGCTCTGTCACTCTTGCAGATTTCTTAGTAGTTGTATCAGGTTTCTTTGTAAATATAGTCCGAGCTGTAGAGATGCTCGCATCAGAACTTTTAGATTTAGCAGTGTATAACGCAAATAGAACAACAAAAGTTTCCAGAGTATGGGAACAGTTCACATCAGATTTAGAGAAGATGGAGGATCCAAATGGCTAGAGGGCCTATGGCAGGTGTATCAGGACCTGGTAAATTCTCCAAGAGAACAGATGGTTTATCTTTTGAATCAACAGAGTACGGTTCAGGTGTTGAGAACGCCGCTAATAAAGCAGGTGCTCCACTAGCAAGAACCCCAGATGTGCGCCCAACATCTCGTAGCGAGATGGGTATGGCTCCAAGTCAGCAAGGGCAAAGAACAGATTTATATGCACCATCCGAAGCGCCACAAGAGCCAGTTACTACTGGTATTGCTCTTGGTGCAGGTGCGGGTCCAGAAGCCTTAGCAATGACAGGCATTCAAACAGAAAAACTATCTGACATATTAGCAAAGATGCTTCCTTACGATCAATCAGGTGAGGTAGAGATTCTCTATCAACGTGCATTAGCGCGAGGTATGTAGTGCCACAAAATTCAATTACATCAGCAGCGGCACAAGCTGGCCTTACTTCAAAGCAAAAGGCTCAGGTTGATGGCTTACAAAAGTTATTAGATTCCCACAAAGGTCTATTATCTTTACCTGCTCCTGTAGCTCAAAAGAAATTTCAAGGATTACCACAAGACCAACAAACTGCACACGTTGCTCTGTTTGGTGGAGATGATTCTGAGGCTCCAGAACAAAAGCGCGGTTGGTTAGGCGGCGCAATCCACTATGCAGGTCAAGGCGTAAAACAAACCATTGGTCGTGTATTTAGCGGATTAAACGAAGTTTCTGATTTTATGACCCGCGTATATCGCACAGGCGCTATCGCGCTTGACCAAGGTATAGATTTAGATAAAGCCTTTAAGATGGCAAATGATAAAGGCGATCAAGTATTTAGTCCTACTCGCATTGCAGATGCTCGTAACAAATATGGACAAGACCGTATAAATGTTGCTATGAAAATAGCACAAGGAACTCCATTGGACCAGATTATTGCTGGCGGCACTGAAGGCGAAAAGATTATTGCTGCGTCTGCAGCTAAAGGTGAAGATAAGTTATTTCAAGATGCGCTTGATAAAGTGCAAGCTGCTAAATATTCACCAGGTCGTCAACTAGCCAACCTATTATTACCAGAAGGTTTAGAAGGTTCAGGTTTTTTATACAAAGGTATCTCAGGTTTTGCAGATGCTGCCTATCGCGTATTTGCAGATCCAACACTTGCGCTTGGTAAAGCTAAGAAAGCGTATGATGCTGCTAACTATGCACTGTTCAAAATTGCAGGAGATGCTGGCGCAGTAGATAATGCTTTCTCAATAATCAACCCGCTTACAGGGCGTAATGGAGTTGTTGATTTCTTTAACGTATATGGTAAAGAACTTGATGCTCTAAAGAATGCTCGCGCAAATAAAGACATTATTGCTGCAGAAAAAGCATCAGCTACATTACGCCGTTTAGCTCCAGAGTTTGGACCAGCAGCTGCTGATGAATTTATTAAAGCAGGCGTTAATAACGCTGACACAGCTAAGGCTTATTTACAAAATCACGCAGATGTAAAGACTATTTTAAGCGGACAAGCTGCTCGCAAGACCCCACTTGTGCCACGTTTGAACGCAGCACGTAAGGCTCGTGTTAATTTTTTTACTGCAACTGACAGGGTTTTTAGTATTGACAAGGTAGGGCAGAAAGTCGTACAGGCTTTATACGGCACTGGTCCAGAATTTGAAGATATTGTCACAGGTATTACCACTAGAGTTGAAGATATTGCTAAAGCCGAGAAGCAAGTAGGTCGCTTAAAGGGTGCAGATGGTGCATTTCGTATGCCACTTACCCAAATCCAAGGGCGTATTGACCGCTTTGCTCGTAAGTTTACAACCATTCCATACTTCAAAGATGGTTTCTTTGATGTAAACGCTAAAGATGCTTCAACTCAAGTGTATCGCTTAGCACGTTTAGGTAATTCCCGTTACCACTCACGTATTATTTCAGAGGCTTTTGCAGCTGGTAATGAAGGTCAGCGTAAACAAATCTTTGCAGGGCTATGGAATACTGTAGCCGAAGTGCGTGGTGTATCAAAAACTTCAGCTGGTAAGTCTTATATGGATGAATTTGCAGGATCTGGTAGAAATAAACAGTATGCTGCTTCAATCGTAAAGCGTAAAGTAAATGAGTTTGGCGATGAAGTAAATGAAGTTACAAATCCTGCTGAATTTAATGGTCAACAGATGGCTATCTTTGCATATCAGTTGTCACCTAATATGGCAGTTCCATCTATTATTGATTTAGATAGGTTAGCTGCTCGCTCTGGGTTAATTGATAGGATTATGGGCGTATCCCACCAGAAGTGGGCTGAACGTATGACTTCATACTGGTCAATAGGTACCCTTGCTGGTCCTCGTTTCCCAGTTCGTAACGCAGCCGAAGACTTGATGTTGCATCTTGCGGTAGGGGATTCTCCTTGGGGAGTAGCTAAAGCACGTTTGCTTTCTACAAAACTACGCCAGGCTAAAGGTGAAGGCCAATTAGGTTTTATTAACAAACTTGTATACCGCAAAGAAACTGCAAAGTATGCTGCACGCATTGATGAGGCTATTGCAAAGGGCGATACTCGCGCTGTGCAGAAAGTTATGGCAGAGGCTATTCTTGAATCTAAAGTAGTGTCTAAACTAGATGCTGAAGGCGCAGAACTTCTTAAGGAAATTGCAGAGTTTGGCTACCTAGATGACACATTAGGTGCTGTTGTTGAAGGTGGAAAGAATGCACTTCGTGGCGGAGATCAATACTTAAACGCTACAACAGATGTGTCTAAGTTTGGCAAAATGGGTGCTATTGAAATCAACGGCAAAAAACTAAAACAAGCTACAGGATTGAAAGATTATTCAGAGTTTAATCCAATCGCTTCTGATGATGCACGTATTAGCTGGATGGTGCAGATTGGCGTTGTATCTAAAGATGAACTAGGTCGTATTGCTTTGATGAATCTTGATAATGACGGAACGCGTGCTGTTTCTGCCGTTAAAGAATACCTAGATAAACTTCCTGAAAAGGATCGTTTGCGCTTTTCTTTATACGATACAGGTGCATCTACTCAAGTACACGCAGAGCGTATAGTCGCAGCAACCAAGAACCTTGTATCTAAGCGTAATGGCGATGTAAACGAAGATTTACTTAATAAAATTCGTTTTCGTAATGAAAAAGGCGATATGGTTATTTCAACCAAAGATTTCCGCCTAGAAGATTTACCTAACAAGATGAATCCAAGCCTAGCTCCAGAGTGGGTGTCTGGACCAACTCTTGTTCCAGTATCAGATAGTGACAACTTTGCAGCATCTTTAGTTGATAAGACTTGGGATTATATGGGAGAAGCTAATGCTCGCTTCTCGCGTGAGCCACTGGTAATTGATTCAATGATTACTATCCGCAAAGATATGCGTGCTACTGGATTTGAAAAACGCATTATGGACCAATTCACAAAAGGTCTTAGCGGTGATGAACTAAAAGTTGCACAGGCTAACGCTAAGGCTCATATAATATCTATTGCAGAAGACTTAGCAAAAGAACGCGTTTTAGCGTTTGTAGATAATCCTGCAGTTCGCAGCCAACTTGCTATGTCAGCTCGTAACTTTGCCCGTTTCTATCGTGCAACTGAAGACTTTTATCGCCGTATTTATCGTACTGTCAAGTATAACCCAGAGGCTTTAACTCGTGCATCTCTGACATATGAGGGTGTAGCACACTCAGGTTTTGTGCAGACAGATGATAATGGAGATCAATACTTTTTCTACCCTGGTCTTACACCCGTCTATAAGGTAATGAACGGTGTTATGAAAGCATTCGGAGTTCCGACTGCATTCCAAGTTCCAATGCCTGTTGAGTTTGGCGGTAAGTTGAAGATGATTACACCTTCAATGAACCCAGATTCACTATTTCCTACCTTTGCTGGCCCATTAGCCTCACTTCCTATGAAGATGATGTTCAATGTTGTACCGCAACTAAAGACCATTGAAGAGACTTTTCTTGGTACATACGGTGTAGACCAACCAATGATTAACGCAGTATTGCCAGGTCACGTAAATCGTATTCTTGCAGCCTTAAATAAAGATGAGCGTAACTCTCAGTACGCATCAGCATTCCGTAAAGCTGCTACATATCTTGAGGCATCAGGTCACGGGCTCAAACCAAAGATTGATCCAGAAACTAATCTTGAGATACCACCAACTCCAGCAGAGTTAGCAGAGTATCAAGATAGAATCCAGTCTGCTACTATTTCAGTTTTAGCAGTAAGAGCATTGTTTGGATTTATTGCTCCTGCATCACCTCAGATTACACTTAAAAGCGACCTATCAAAGTGGGTTCGTGATAACGAGCGTACATCCTACAAACAAGTATTTAACCAGCTTATCAATCAATATGGCAGTATTGATAAAGCAATGGAAGAATGGATTCGCCTGTTCCCAGATGAGATGCCATACACCATCTCGGAGTCAGACAATACCTCTGTATTAGCAGCGCGTTCAGTAGATAAGTCCGTAGGTTGGATTCAAGAAAACGAAGGCTTACTCAAGAAGTACCGCGAAGGCGGCGTATTCTTAATGCCACGCGAAGGTGACTTTAACTTTGATGCCTACAAGTTGCTATACAAGTCAGGCTTGAAGCAAAACAAAACCTTACAAGATTTCTTGCGTGAGATTCAAACTGCTAAGGATGAGCAAGAATATTACACCCAACGCGACAACTTTGAATCACAACTTGCTAATACATATTCAGATGTAGCTAAACGTCAATTACGCGATCAGTTCGGAGTATGGAAAGAGCAATTCCTTGGAGCACGCCCAATGCTTCAGGAAGAACTAGGCAAGGGCGCAGAGTCTAAGATTCGCCGTCTGCGTGCATATGATGACTTACGCAGAATGTTGTCAGATAAATCTGTTACCGCTTCACCTAAGACTAAAGCTATATTGACACAGATGAGCTTAGCTTTTGACCAATATCAGAATGCTAGAGATGCAGTCTATGGCAACACAGATACTGCCCAAAGTTACAAAGACCTTTTACAAATGAATATCAAAACACAATTACAGCAGTTGGCACAAGGTAACGCTAATGCTCAAGCAGCATATGACGTTCTATTTGCCAGATTGATTGGAGAATAAATTGGCAGAGATGAAGAGTGCGCCAGGTCCTACAGAAATACCTAACTGGCAAAAACAAATTATCAAGACCAATACAACCGTCTCTAATAATGCTGCCGTAAATACTGGTAGTGCTAATCCAGTAGCTGTTGAACTTTACAATATGGATAAGCGCCAACGTCAGCAGATTGCTATTGCGCTGAAGAGTGCAGGCTATAAAGTACCAACCAATGGAACCTTTACTAACAACTTACTCAATTCTTACAATGATGCACTGCAAACAGCGCAACTACAGGCTGCTCAACTAGGCCAACAGTTTTCAAGTCAATTCTTTACTAACTACCTTGCTAATGAAGCGGCTGGTCGTACTGCTGGTGTAGGTGGAGATGGCACATCAATCACTGAACAAGAGTCTGTTATTACCAAAGCTAATGCTAAAAACATTATCAATAAGGTATTTGAAGATCAACTTGGTAGAGCTGCTACTGATGAAGAAATTGATAAATACACAACAACATTCAAAAAGAAGGCTGCTGCTAAACCAACCATTACTACCACAACAACAGCAGGCAAGAGAACAAAGATTCGTACTGAGCCAGGATTTACAACTGGCAGAGCAGAGCAATATCTAGTTGACAAGATTGCTCAAACTGACGAAGCAAAAGCTGGAGAGGTTTTGGATTATTACCAGGCATTTATGAGAAAGCTAGGTTTGTAATGGCTAAAAGACCTGATGGTACTTGGACCGCACAGATATTCAATTTCTTTCCAAATAACGGCTTACCTATTGGCTTGGTTGATGTTGTCTATAATAAAGACGGTTCTGTAGCAGGCTATGAAGTAGATGGAAAGTTTTTTAAGCCAGGTAAAAAAGCCAAAAAATCTAAAGATGGTATGGAGGCTACAGATCCAAATCAATTTGGTTCAGACTTTGCAGCCAGCGTTGCTGCCAAAAACAAAGAAATAGATAAGAAGCGCGAAGAAGCGCTTGCCGCAGCAGAAACAGCTGGCGATGAAAGAACTCGCGCTCAATTACGTGCTGAGATAAATAACAAACAAAGTTACATTGATACCTTAAGAAAATCTTTACCTGACTATGAATTTGTTATTGAGCAATATGCTACCAAAATTGCTCGTGGTGACAAGTTAGATACACTAGAGCAAAATGAACTTTCTGAAGCTCAAAAGAGATACACATCTGTAATAAACACTATTAACGAAGTGCAACAAGATATCTTCTTTACTGCTAATCCAGGCCAAAAAAAGTCTAAACTAAGAAGCACGCCGCTTGCTTCGGCTGGTCCGACAGGTACTGTGGCTGCAACAGCAACTACAGCTAAGACTCCTGTTTCTACGCAGACTGCCTCTGGCGCTCCTATTACATCTGCAACACCTGCAACGCCTGCAACGCCATCTGTTAACATTCCTCCAAAGAAAAAGCCTACACCTGCTGAAGAAACCGCAGAAGAAGGTATATCTGCAGCTGATGGAGTATTTGATCCAGCAAGATTCCGTATGGGTGAAGAAGCCTCTATGGGTGCAGCAAAACCTACGCCTGCAGGAACTCGTAATCTTGAATCAATTTTAGGTGATGTTCAAAATTACTTTGATTTACCAGATTACATATTCAAGCTAGATAATGATCTTGGTAAATTACTTGTCAGAGCAGTCAATGAAAAATGGACAGAAGACCGCTGGAGTAAAGAAATTGAAAACACCAACTGGTGGCGTAAAAATTCGGACAATGTTCGCAAGCGTTTAGTTCAATTTGGTAACTATACTGATTTAGTATCACAAGGCCAAGATGTAAGTAAATCTGATTACGGTTTGTGGTTAAGAAAAAAGAGAGGTCAACTCAAAGCTGATGCTCAGTCCCTTGCAGGCGTAGCTATTACCGATGCACAAGCCGATGAGATTGCCAAGAAAATTTATCTTGGATTTTTAGATGATGACGAAAATGCCATTCGTTCATTTTTAGTTCCGTTAATTAGTAAGACCACATCAATCGTTGGCGGTAAGACTATAACTGGTTATGGTGGTCAGGCACTCAAAGATTTTCAAACTTTGCAAGGCATAGCCAAGGCTAATGGAATGAGCTTATCTCAGATTCTACCTGGTATTTCTGCTACAACTACTGGTGGAGATTTAGAGGAAGCTGTACTTGAGAAAATTGCATTAGGCGAACTAGATGTAAACCGTATCTCACAAGATGCCCGTATGATGGCAGCTATTGGGCAACCAGAGTTTGTCCGTAACCTGTTGAATCAAGGTTATGATTTAGATCAAGTTTACTCTCCATATAAAAATACTATGGCTGCAGTACTTGAATTGAACCCAGAACAAATTAGTCTAAATGACCCAACTCTACGCAGTGCTATATCTGACAAGGGCGAAACAAATCTTTATGATTTCCAGCGAATGCTACGCAAAGATTCTCGCTGGCAATACACACAAAATGCTAGACAGGAAGTCAGCGATATTACGCTGAATGTCCTTCGTGACTTTGGATTCCAGGGGTAAATAAATGGCTAAAGTAGACCCAAAATTTGTTCGTTCTGCAAAAGCAGAGGCAGATGCTATAAAAGCAGGAATGACTAAAGAATATATTGAATCTCGTGGTGGAGTAAATGCCTCTGGTTATTATGGAGATTCTTGGAGTGCGTCAGAAAATCTTACCCCAGAAGAATATGATGCTGTAATACAAAAAGGTTTAGCATCGGGTCTTTCAGGTGGTGCTATTGGAGCCGCTATCAATGCTGCTACACAAAAGAAAGTAGCCGCTTCTAGAGGTACTACAGTAGAAAGTATCTTTGGTGGTGCATCAACTACGCCAACTGGTACTAAAACTATGATTTACACAGCATCTGATGGTAAAACATTTACAGATGCTAATGCCTATACTGCATATCAAGCAACTCTTGATGAAAAAAAAGCAAATCGTCAATCTGCTTATGATTTATTATTTCAACAATTTGATGTTTATGGTCTTGGAGCGTTGGTTACTCCACTAAAAGGACTTATTGAATCTGGTATTAGCCCATCTGAGTTCACTATTAAACTACGCGAAACTGATGCTTATCAAAAGCGCTTTGCTGCTAATAAAGCCCGAATTAACAAAGGTTTATCGGCTCTATCAGAGGCAGAATACATAGGGCTTGAAGATACTTATCAAGGAATTATGCGTCAATATGGTATGCCAGAGTCATATTACACTCGCGGTGAAATGGGTCGTCAAGAAGGATTTGAAAAGTTTATTGGCGGAGATGTATCTCCAGCTGAATTAGAAACTCGCATCTCTACTGCCTATAACAGAGTTATTAACTCTAATCCAGAAGTTGTTCAAGCGCTTAAACAGTTCTATCCAAACATCACCAATGGTGATATTTTATCATATGCACTTGATCCTGAAAAGGCATTAACGGATATCAATAAGAAAGTTACAGCTGCTGAAATCGGTGGCGCTGCAATCGGTGCAGGTCTTGGTATTGGAATCGCAAGAGCTGAAGAACTACAGCGCTATGGAGTTACTAAAGAAACAGCGCAACAAGGTTTTGGAACCATTGCAAGCGGCCTAGAACGTGGTCGCCAACTATCACAGATTTACAACCAACCTGATTACACTCAAGCGGTAGCAGAGACAGAAGTCTTTGCTTTACCTGATGCTGAGAAAGCACGCCGCCAGAGACGTAGACTTACACAACTGGAAACAACCACATTCAGTGGAACCAGTGGAGTAACTGGTGGAGCACTAGACCGCGAACGCGCTGGTCAATACTAAGCCTGCTAACGGGACGACTGGTCCGTTAGAGAGATATCAAAACCAGTAGTAGAAGCCATACAGAAATCCCCCAAGTCTGTATGAGGTCTACGTAAACTAAAAACGAATGGGAGAAGGACCTATGTCCAACTACGACTACGAAGATGACGACTTTGATACACCATCTAACGATGGTAATGATCTCGTCAAACAGTTGCGAAAA